ATGGCATCGGACCCGTCCGCCGTGCCGCTGTTCGGCTACAGCCTCGCGTTCCGCGTTCCGCCCAACTTCGTCAAGGTGGTGTACGTCGAAGGGTCCAGCGACTTCACCGACAGCGTCAGCGGCAACATCGAGCCGTTCGCGCGCCACGGCGACTACATCCATTGCAACGTCGAGGGCTTCCGCCTCACTTACGTTGAGCGCAAGCCGTCATCGCAGTTCGATCCCGGTCTGGTGGCGACCATCGCGGCGCGGCTGGCGTGGCGCTGGTGCAAGCCGTTCACCGACAGTTCAAACGACATCAAGATGTACATGCAGGCCTACACGCAGATCAGCGCCGACGCCAAGTTCAACGACGCGCTTGACGGCTCGCCCGACATCATGCCGATGAGTACGTGGGAACAGCAGCGCCTGTCGGACGTGTAGCCAGATGGCAACCGTCAACAGCATCCTCACCAACTTCACCGCTGGCGAAATATCGCCGCGCGTGTATGGCCGCGTCGACCTCGCCAAGTACCAGAACGGCGCGCGCGAACTCACCAACGTCACCGTCTTGCCGCAGGGCGGCGCGCGCAAGCGCGGCGGCACTCTCAACGTGTCGAGCGTCAGGAACAACAGCCCGGACGCCATACTGGTGCCGTTCGTGTTCTCGACCACGCAGACCTACATGCTTGAGTTCGGGCCGTTCTACATCCGCTTCTTCAAGAACCAAGGCATCATCTTCGACATCCAGTATGCCATCAGCGCGGTAACGATTGGGCCGATCATCACGGTCACCTGCCCCGGCCACGGGTTTCGGGACTACGACAGCATTTTTATAACAGGCGTCCACGGCACGCACCAACTCAACAACCGTGAGTTCATGGCTTGGAACACGACTGCCAACACGTTCACGCTGGTCGACCACTACACCTTCAACTATATCGACGGCAGCGGGTACGGGGCCTACACCAGCGGCGGCATCGCCTCGCGCATCTACGAAGTCGCCACCAACTACACCGCCGCCGACGTGGCGTCCATGACCTTCACGCAGTCCGCCGACACGCTGTTTTTGTTTTCCAGCAACTGGCCGATTGCGCTGCTCAAACGCTTCGGCCACGCCAACTGGCAACTCTCCACTGGCAATGTCGAGGAAGGCCCCTTCCTCGACATGAACACCTTCGTTACTTACGCGGTGTCGCTGGACGCCGCTTCCGGCGCGGCGGTGATGACCTTCAACAACGCTTATTTTACACAGGCGCATGTCGGGGCGTTGTTCCGCATCTGGGAACAGTCGAACGGCGATACCTTTGGCTACGCCACATGGGCACCGGGCGCGACCGTGACGGTCGGCAACAACACGTTCTGGGAATACAAGGGCAACGTCTATTACGTGGTGTCGGGCGGCGGCGACACGATGGCCTCGACCGCGACCTACCCGACGCATACGCAGGGCACCGTCGACGTGTTCTACGGCACCGGGGGCGCGGTGGCGCAGATGCGCTACGAGCACTCCGGCTACTGCGTGGTGCAGGTCACCAGCGTGCTCGACACGCAGAACGCATGGGTCAACATCTATTACAAGTATCGCACGCCCTACACCGCCTACGGCGGTCGATCCAGTTCACAGTTTCAGGAGGGTGCGTGGTCTGACTTTCGCGGCTATCCCTCGACGGGCACGTTTCACGAACAACGGCTGGTGGCTGCCAATACAGCGGACAAACCAACGACGTTGTGGGGGTCGAAACTCAACGCCTACCTGAACTACAAGGACGGCGACAAGGCGGACGAGAGTTACACCTACACCATCAGTTCGGATCAGGTCGACGCCATCAAGTACATGTCGACCACCAAGCGGCTGGTGGTGAACGCCACCTCGGGCGAGTACACGGTGGCGGCCTCCAACCAGAACGAAGCCATCACGTCAACCAACATCAAGGTATCGCGCGAGACATCCTTTGGTATAGCCAATGTCAAGCCGGTGCGCGCCGGTCCAGCCATCCTGTTCCCGCAGCGCAAGGGCTGGAACCAGAACCCGGCACGCCGTCTGCGCGAGTTCGTCTATAACTTCCAGACCGACAGCTACGTCGCGCCCGACCTGACCATCCTGTCGGAGCACATCACCGCCCCCGGCATCACGCAGGGCGCTTACATTGCCACCCCCGACCTGATGATCTGGTACGTGCGCGCGGATGGCGACATCGTGGCGATGACCTACGAGCGCGACCAACAGGTGGTCGGCTGGCACCACCACCAGCTTGGCGGCAGCGGACGCGCCGAACACGACGCCTCCATTCCCGGCGTCGATGGCGACGAACTGTGGCTTATCGTCAACCGCACCATCAACGGGCAGACCGTGCGCCACATCGAGGTCGCACAGGAGGGGTTGCCGGACGGGTCGGCATTGGAGGACTGCTTCTTCCTCGACGACGCGCTGCAATACGTTGGTCCGCCGACGACTGTGGTCACCGGGCTGTGGCACCTCAATGGTCAGAACGTTAGCGTTCTGGCGGACGGTGTTCCTATTCATAACCTGTTCGTGACCAACGGCGCGATCACGCTGGAAAACCCAGCCTCCAAGATCACGGTCGGCTACCGCTTCAAGAGCCGCATCAGGACGCTGCACGTCGAGGCGGGCGCGCAGGGCGGCACCGCGCAGGGCCAGATTGGCCGCGTCTTTGAAATCACCGCGCGCTTGCAGAACGCCATCGGCGGCACCTACGGCACCGACTTGATGCACGACAACAACCTGCTCGACCCGATCCCGTACCGTTCGGCCGACGCGCCGCTCGACACGGCGGTGCCGCTGTTCTCCGGCGACAAGCGGCTGCCGTTCGACGGTGAGTGGGATAGAGATAGGTATATCGTGATAGAGCATGACGAACCCTTGCCGTTCACTCTCACCGCGCTGATCATCGGACAGCGCGTGTCAGGATAGGACCATGTGCCTAGCCGTCGTCGGCGTTCTCGGTGCCGTGGTTTCTGCGGTCGGGTCGCTTGTCGGCGGCATGGCGGCAGCGGCGGGCGCGCAGCAGAAGGCGCAAGCCGAAGCGCAAGCCGCGCAGTATCAGGCGGCCGTGGCGCGCAACAACGCCACGGCCGAAGCCTACAAGGGCGCGGAGAAATCGCAGGACATTGCCATCAAGGGCGACTACGCGCTGGCAAACCAGCGCGCGGCGTTCGCGGGCGCTGGCGTGCAGGTCGGCACCGGCACGCCGATCACCGTGTTCGGGCAGTCGGCCGGACGCATCGCGGGCGACGTCGGACAGGCGCAGTACGGCGGCCGCATCGAGGCGCAACGCTGGCAGGACCAAGCCACGCTTGACGAAATGCAAGCCATCAACGCCAAGAAGGCGGGCGACATCGCCGCGCAGGGCGCGATCATCGGCGGCATCACCGGGGCAGCCGGTTCAATCGTCAAGGGGGGCGGCGGGGCGGGTCAATCGCTTTCGCTGTTTAGCTGATGCCGAAAGTCCCGATATGGGAACCTGATGCTCCCGATATGCCGGGGGCAAGCAAGACGCCGTTCGCAACCCCGGATGCGTTCGGCGCGCAGATCGGCGTGGCGCAGGAAAAAGCCGGTCGCGCCATCGAAAGCGGCCTTGATAAATTGGGCGGCGCGCTCACCGAACAGTGGAACGAACAGGAGGCGGTCAAGGGCAAGACCATCCTGTCGGACCACGAAGCGGCGGTCACCGAATACAAGGCCAAGCTGGACCGCGACACGCCGCCAGATCAGGCCTCGACCAAGCCGCAACTGCTGCAAGACTTCATCACCAACGACTGGAACCAGCGGCGCGGCGGCGTGGCTGGCAAGTACCAGATGCAAGCGGACGGCTCCGCGCACGATTATCACAACCGGCTCAAGGCCGCCGCCGACGTGCAAGCGGTTTCCGACAAGGACAAGTACGTCGAACTTCAGATCGACAGCGCAGCGGAGAAACAAGCCGCTGCGCTGCAAGCCAACCCCGGCCAGATGCCGTCCGCGACGTCGGCCATCAAGGCGCAGGTCGACGAGACTGGCGTCAACTGGTTCGAGAAGCGCCGCATGCTGCTCAAGTACGGGCAGCAAATGTATGCCGGGGCGCTGCAAGGCTACGCCGACCGCATGGAGAAGGAACCGTTCAACGACGCGCTGGCGAAGGAGGCGGAAGACTTCAGGAAGAACGGCGCGGCGCAAGTCTCAAAGCAGCTTGGCGTACAGGACCTGCCGCCGACCACGCCGGGTCCGCCCGCTGGCGCGGTCAACCAGAAGCGCGTCAGCCAGATCGACAACACGCCGGTCGGGCCGATCATCGACAAGGTGGCGGCGCAGACCGGCCAAGACCCGGCGGCGATGAAGGTGAAGGCCTCCATCGAAAGCGGCGGACGCGCGAACGCCGTGACCGGCCAGTACAAGGGTGTGTTCCAGTTGTCGGACAAGGAGTTCCAGAAGTGGGTTCCCGGCGGCGACATCTTCAACCCGGAGCAGAACGCCTACGCGGCGGCGCAACTATTCCTCGCCAAGAGCTCCAACTTCGCCAAGAACAACAACGGGCGGCTGCCGACACTGACCGAAGACTACATGATGCACCAGCAGGGCGAGGGCGGTGCAGCCGCGCACTACGCCAACCCGGATGCGCCCGCGTGGCGCAACATGTTGTCCACCAGCGAAGGTCGGCAGAAGGGCGAGGCGTGGTCGAAGAAGGCGATCTGGGGCAACATCCCCGACACCGACAAGGCCAAGTTCGGCAGCGTCGAGAACGTCACCTCGCGCGACCTCATCAACATCTACGACAAGAAACTGACCGGCGGGTCAGGCGGCGACGTGACGGCGTTCAAGGGTCCGGTGCGGCAGGACCATCTGGCCGAAGCCGACAAGGCGATGGGCTTCAACACGCAGGAACGCGAACTCTACCGCACCCACCTGAAGAACCTGTACGGCCCCGGCGGCGTCGACAACGCGCCGTCGAACGAGTTCCCGCAAGGCTCGCGCTCGACGCTGTTCGTCACCACCGCTGAGTTCGACGGCAAGACCTACCTGATCCCGACCGTCAAGGACGGCAAGATCATGTCGAAGGACGACGCCGTCGCGGCGGCGAAGAAGGACGGCATCGAGAAATACCCGGCCTACGCCAACGCCGACGACGCCATGAAACGCTACAACGAAATGCACGGCTTCATGGCGAAGGACACGGGCGACTACTTCGAGGCCAAGAACGGCCGCCTCCGCATGACGCAGCAGCCGACCGCGCAGCCGCTGCCGCCGGGAACGCCGCAGACGCGCCCCGTCATCATCAAGCAGAACAACGGCTTCGCGGTGGTGCCGACCACGGTGCCGGACGGCTCCGGCGGCTTCAAGGTGGTATCCGACAGCCAAGCGGTGGCGACATCGCAATCCACCGGCCAGCACGCCGGGGTGTTCGACAGTTCATCAGCCGCCAACGACTACGCCAACCGGCTGCGCGGGCAGGACATCCGCGCCAACACCCCGCGCGATGCTTCCTTGTCGGACGCTGCCCCCATGCTCGGGCAGACGCCGAAAGAAATGCAAGCGGTGCAGGATCACTGGAAGACCAAGTTTCAGGCCATCGACGTCGAGCGCAAGCGGATACAGGACCTCGCCAAGACGCGGGCGACCAACGACTACACGCAGGAGGAAGCCGCCACCAAGACCCACGGCGAACAGGGCATCAATCCTATGTGGACGCCGCAGTCGCTGGGGATGGTGCTGGGCGCGCATGACGCGCAGGTGTACCTCGACAAGCGCCAAGCCAACCTGAACTTCAACGCCTACACCAAGGGATGGACGCCGCAGTCCGACCCGGCGCAGATGCAGCACGACCTCGATCAACTCGACCCCGCCCGCATCGACCCGCAATCGGCGGCGTTCGCGCACTACCAGAAGAACTACGACGATGCCCATACGCTGATGAACAAGATGATCAGCGACCGCGAGAAGGTCACGAAGTATCGCGGCGACATCGAAATGAAGAAGATCACCGACATGGCGCGCACCGGGGTGGTGACGCAGGACGCCATCGACGCCGCCAAACCGTGGCTGTCGCACACCGAACTCACCGCCGCCTATAACCTGAAGGACAACCCGCCCGTCGTCCACAACGACGCGCTCACCATCGAGGCGCACAACAACGTCACCAAGCTGCCGCCAGCGGAGTTTCAGCAGTACATGATGGGGGCGAAGGCGAAGAACGCCTTCAGCAACGACGAGTTCAAGACCCTGCTCGACCGCAACGACACCTACTGGAAGCAGGGGGTGAACACGCCCATCGTCGACGCGCACAAGTGGCTGGAAAGCAAGATGACCCCCGGCATGGCTGGCATCGAGGGGTCGATCATGCGCGGCGCGCTGGCCGACGCCGACCGCGAACTCAAGGATTGGGAGAACAACCCGCTCAACCAGCCCATGCTGAAGGACCGCGCGCTCGTCATGAAACAGGCCGACGACATCTGGGCGCGCTATCGCAACGAGGGCATGAAGCAGATCAGGTTCGGGCTGCCGCCGTCGATGTACTTTCCGCCGGGGGTCAACGCCGACAACGTCGACGCCACCGCAATCGCCACCGCCACGCAGAACCTGCAAGCCGACATGCGTAAGACCGACAGCGCCGGTCATCGGCTGCTGAGTGATGCCGAAATCGCCACCCGCTGGAACAACATCAAGGCGTGGAAGGACACGCTGCCGCCGGAGGAAAAGCAGAAGTCGAACGTGCCGCCGCCCGCGCCGACCGTCGCACCGCAGAAGATGTCGGCAACCATCGCACCGCCGCCGCAGGGCATCCCGCCGCCCGACGCGCGCCCGCAAGCCGACTACAATGAACTGGCACCGAACCAGAACAATGGCGCTGGCTACGACGCCAACGCCATCACGCCGGACACCATGATGAAGAACTACTACGAGCAGGGCGCGCGGCAGGAGAACATCTGATGCCGACCAGCGACGACGTGTACCTGACCAAGAACAACGAGCGCGACAACAGCGCCACCATGCAGCGCGTGCTCGACGAAATGGGCGGCGTCGATCCCAATGCGCCAGCCATCCCGCCGCCGCCGCAGCCGGGTCAACCGGGGCAGCCGACCAAGCCGGACGGTCCCGCTGGCGCGTTCACGCAGGGCATGCAGCCGCAGTCGCTGGGCGACCTCAACAAGCAACAGTTCAAGGAGTTCTGGTCGGGATTTGCTCCGCGCGTGCTCAAGGACGTGGGCTATGGGGTGGCGGCCGAAGGCATCCCGCAAGCGGTCGCTGGCGGTTTCGACTACATGCGCCACGCCGGTCAGGCGGTCGGTGAATTGGGAAGCTGGCTCGACCAGCATGCGCCTTGGCTGTCCGGCGGACAGGCCAACATCGACGCCGCCACGGCCGACCGGGAGGCGATCAGGAAGGCGGCGGGCGACAAGCAGTTTTCCTCGGAAGAAATCCTTGGCATCGGCGGCAAGCCAACCACCGTCACGGGCGGCCTGATCAGAGGCATCAGCGAGTTCATGTCGGGCTACAGCGGCCCGCTTGGGCTGCTCAAGGCGGGGAAGATACCGGAGTTTCTGGCCTCACCTGCGGCGGCTGGCATTTCGATGTTTTTGGGCACCGACCCGAACCAGCCGAACATGACCAGCATGATCGTGAAGCAGTACCCGTCATTGCAGGGACCGATCAGCGACGTGCTGGCGACCCATGCTGGCGACAACGCCGCGCTCAACCGGCTGCGCCACGCCGCCGAAGGCGTGGTCGGGACGGTCGCGGCGGAGGGTATCGTGCGCGGCATCAAGCTGGTCGGGGCCTACGGCAAAGTCGCGCCCGCAGCGCAAGCGCCGCCAGCGGCGGCGGCCGCGCCAGCGGACGCTGCGACCGTGCAAGCACAGGACCTGATTGATGCGGTGGCGGGCAAGCCTCAGCCGGGTGGTCCGGCTGTCGAAGTGTCGGTCGGAGGCAAGCCGCCAACCGGCGTGTCGGCAGCGCCCGGTGCGCCGCCTTCGGGTGGTGCGGCGGCGGCAGCGCCGCCAGCGGGCGCGCCAGCATCCACGGGAGTGCCCATCAAGAGTTCCTTGATGGTGCAGCCGCCGGGAACCCAAGCGCCGTTGACGAAACTCTCGACCCTGCCGGAACCATCGGCCAGTTCGATCAGCCGACAGGGAACACCGCCGACAAGTGCCTCGTCGACGACCCTGACAGGTTCGTTTGAATTGGGTGGCATAGATAAGACCTCGAACAAGATTATAAAGCAAAGTTCTGGCGACATCAACGAGTTATTGGCGGCAAGCGAAAAGGTTAAGCCAGAGGTCGAGCGGTCGCTGGCCGACATCGCCAGCAATGTGCCGGGTGCCAAGGTTGCCACTTCCGACGTGGCCCCGAACGGGGTGCGGGTCAAGGACATCAAGGGCATCAACGACAAGGTGGCGGCGGGCACCCCGCCGCAAGCGATCAGCGACTACCTTGGTGCGCGGCTGTCGGTGGACAGCCCACAGGCGGCGTCCGACGTGCTCAACGACATCGGCAACCGCTTCAAGGTGCTGGACGTCGAGGACAAGATCGCCAACCCGAAGGGCGGCTACCGCGCCATCCACGTACAGGCGGAAGTCGCCCCCGGCCTCACCGCTGAAATCCAGATCGTGCCGAAGGAAATCAATGCGGTGCAGGAGGACCTGCACCACGCCTATGACCAGTTCAAGCGGGTGGACCTCAACAACGTGCCCGCCGACAAGGTGGCGGCGGTCGACGCGATGAAGGCCGACGTACAGACCAAGTTCGACGCGGCATGGGCGAAACAGCCGTGGGACGTGGCGACCGCCAAGGTCGGCGTGCCCGGTCAGGTCACCGGCAAGGCGGTCACCGAAGCCACCAAGGCGCAGACGTTGGCCGACATCCAGACCAAAGTGAACTGGGAGAACATCGAGAAGGGCAACCTCAACGGTGTCATCGGTGAAATCGCCAGCCAGATGAAGGACAAGATCAGTGCCGCCAAGCGCGGAGAAATCACGCTGGCGGCGCAGAAGCAGATGGCGGACGCGCTCAACACAACCCCGGAGGACTTGATCGCGCGGCAGACGGGACAGGCGCTTAACGCGGAGCAGATCATCGCGGCAGGGCAAGTGCTGCAATCCTCCGACGAGCGGCTGCTGCAACTCGCCACGCAAGCGCAGTTGGAGCACGCATCGCTGGCCGACGCCATGAAGGTCAACGAGGCGATGGTCACACACATGGCGCTGGTCGAGCAGTTCCTTGGAGCAACCGGGGAGGCCGGTCGCGCCTTGGGCGCGCTGCGCGCCGTCCACCAGATGGGCACGCTGTCGCGCGCGCGCGGGCTGGCGGTGCTGCTGGAAGAAAGTGGCGGCAAGGAAGGCATGCGCCGCATGTCGCAGATGATCGTGGACCTGAAGAACGCAGGGCAGCCTTCCGGCGCGATCAACGCCGCGCTTGGCCGTTCGTGGGGGCGCTGGTCGAAGGACGCCATTCAGGAGGCCACCGCGATGGGCTTCCTGTGGCGGCCGGTCACGCAGGTCCGCAACATCGTCGGCAACGTGGCGATGGCAATGTGGCAGTCGGTCGACCGCAAGACCGCCGAACGCTTCAGCGCCATCATGGGCCAAGACATGCAGAACGCCGTGGCACCGGGGGAGGCCTTGGCCTACGTGCGCGGCCAGCTTCGCATGATCGGCACCGCGTTCGACACGGCGGGCAAGGCGTTCACGACTGGCGAACGCCAGTTCGAGCCGCTGCTGACCGGCGGCCCAATCGAGCAGTCGAAGCAAGCTATTTCAGCGGCGGCTGTCGCGCAGCAGCGGCGGCTGTCGGCGGTGGCGACACAGGCCTTCATCGAAAGCCCACTGGGCAAGGCGGTCGACTACATCGGGGGCACCGTGCGGCTGCCGGGGCGCTTCCTGACGGCGGCAGACGACTTCTTCAAGGTGGTCGGCTACGGCGGAGAAATCGAGGCACAGGCGCACCGGCAAGCGATGGCGCAGGGACTGCAAGGCAAGGCCTACGTCGACGAAGTCTCGAAGCTAATTTCTACCCCGTCCGACGCCATGCATCTGAACGCCGTCGATCACGCGATGTATGCGACCTTTAACAACAACCCCGGCAAGTTCGCCTCCGACATCATGCGGGCGCGCAACAACATGCTGCCCATGTACATGGTGCTGCCCTACATCCGCACGCCCACCAACCTGTTCAAGGTCGCAATCGAACACTCGCCAATCGCCCCGGCGCTGACGCAATGGCAAGCCGACATCGGCCAAGGCGGCGCACCGGCAGCCCTTGCGCTGGCGAAGATGGCAACCGGGTCGGCCGCCACCGCGCTGCTGTTCGACTACGCGCACAACGGTCATCTGACTGGACCCATGCGCGGCGAGAAGGCCTACGGCGAGGCGCAGCAGGGCATGGGTCTGCGCCCCATGTCGATGCGCTTCGGCAGGATGAACGTGGAAATCAGCGGCATGGGCCAGCTTGCGCCTATGATCGCCGCCGCTGGCGCGATCAACGAACTGATGACCACCAAGGACCTGCACCCGGAGGCCTTCGACACGGTCGACGAGTGGATGTCGTCAGTCATTTCGATCATCGCCTATTCGACCGTGGATCAGTCCTACTTGCAGGGCCTCAACAAGGTGTTCGGGGCCTTCAACGACGCCAGCACCCAACCCGGCGGCTCCGCGCTCGGCTCGCTGTTCCGCGACCTCGCCTCGAGCCAGATGAACCTGATCCCCGGCGTGTCGGCGCTGCGCGCGGCCGGACACATGATGGACCCGCAGCAGCGCCAGATCAGCAACTTCATGGACGCGATGATCTACAAGGACATCCCCGGCCTGTCCGACAAGCTGATCCCGGTGCGCGACCTGACCGGCCACGAAGTCAAGCAACAGCCCGCCGGGGCAGCGGGGCTGCTCTACAACGCCGTCAGCCCGTTCCGCCTAAGCTGGCAGAACGACCATCCCCTCTACAACGAACTGGTGCGGCTGCACTCCGGCGTCGAGCGCATCCAGTGGAAGGCCCCGTTCCAGAATGTCGACGTCAACTTCCGCGACCATCCCGAAGTGCTCGACATGTACCGGCGGCTGGCCGGGAACGAACTGAAGTACAATCCAAAGACCGGCGAGAAGATCGGGTTCGAGGACTTCATCAACCGGGTGATCAGCGGCAAGGACCCGATGTACTCGCAAATCTACAAGACCCGCAGCGACCCGGCAGCGACCGGCACCGACAGCGGCAAGGCGCAGTTCATCAAGGAGTGGGCGCAGACCTATCGCGAGGCGGCGCAGCGGCAGATCATGTCGGAGGCGAAGTGGCGCTACCCCGACTTTTACCAGACAATCAGGGAAGGCCAGCAGCACAAGGAAACGCAGAAGCTGCCGACCTACCTGCAAGGCAAGGGCATCGAGCAAGGCCAGCAGCAGATGAAGATGGCGACCGAACACCCGATACAGGACGCGCTGCCCGACCGCTTCGGTCGGCCAGCCGTGGTGCCGCAGCGCAATCCAACAGTCGGCGGCGGCTTTGCCGTCCCGACGCAATAGGTGACCTATGACAGTCTCGTCAGACCTCGCGCGCGTCCAGTACACCTGCAACGGCATCACGCGGGTGTTCTCGACCGGCTTTGCCTTCCAGCACAACAACGACGTGAAGGTGTTGACCACCGACGCCACGACAACCTTTGAAAGCGTGCTGGTCGAACACTCCCATTACGAACTGACCGGCGCGATGACGGAGACAGCGGGCACGGTAACGCTGCTGTTCACGCCAGCCGCTGGCGTCATCCTCACCGTTATACGCGACGTGCAGTTCATTCAGGACCTCGACGGCACCGTGCTGTCAACGATGGACGCGGGCGATCAGGAAATCGCCTACGACAAAATCTGGCACGCGCTGGCGCAGTTGAAGGACGGGTTTAATCGCTCGCTGCACACCAGTGACGGGGCCATCATATCAATCCCGACAACGTGGATACCGTTAGTGGCGATTGTCCCAGACGGGTCCACGCGCGAGGTGATGAAAGTCACCGGATGGACCGGCGGCGTTGGCGACGTTCCGCCAAGCGGCTTCTATATCGGGCCATTGGGGTTCGTCACCAGCATCAGCGATGCCGCCAACATCAAGGGTGACACAGGGCTTCAAGGACCTACCGGCCCCACCGGCCCCACCGGACCACAAGGCCCCCTCGGCCCCATCGGACCACAAGGCCCCAAAGGCGATACCGGCAATCAGGGGCCAGCAGGTCCCGGTTCGGGCGACATGCTGCGCTCGAACAACCTGTCGGACGTTCTCAGCGTTCCGACCTCGCGCACCAACTTGGGCCTCGGCAACTCGGCAACGCGCAACGTCGGCACCACGGCGGGGACGGTTGCGGCGGGCGATGACGCGCGCTTCGGGGTTGGCGGCGGCACCACGCTGGCGGTGTCGGACACGCCGCCGGTCGGTGCGGCGGACGGGTCGCTGTGGTGGGAAAGCGACAGCGGTCTGCTTTACGTGCGCTACAACGACGGCACCTCGACGCAATGGGTGATCGCCGCGCCGCAGCCGGACATCAATACGTTTGTGAAGAAGTCCGGCGATACGATGGCGGGTCCGCTGAACGTGGTCACGCCTCCGACCGCACCAGCACACGCAGCCAGCAAGGCCTACGTTGACACCGCGCCCGGTGCCGTTGTGCATTACGATGCTCAGTCACTGACCATCGCGCAACAGCAACAGGCGCAGCAAAACATTTACGCCGCGCCGTTCGACGCGCTGGCCTTCAGCGGCATGCAGATCAATGGCGGGATGGAGGTCAGTCAGGAACTTGGTAATACAGGACTTACCCTTCCAAACGCCACAGGTAGAAATGTATGCGACGGGTTTGCTGCCGCGTATTCTCAGGCAGCGGCAACCGCTGTTTTTACAGCGTCACAATATGACGGCGCAGGAGTAGTCTCGGGGTTCAGAACAGCAATTCGTATGAACGCATCAACAGCAAGTGCAATGGCTGGAGCAAACGACTTTGCCACCATATACACAGTAATAGAGGGCTACCGTGTCAGTAGGCTCGCACTAGGTTCATCCAGCGCAAGTCCTTTTACGGTTTCGTTCTGGGTGCTTTGTCCGATTGCGGGAACGATGACAGTGATGGCAACGAACGTCGGTGCGGACCGCAGTTACTTAGTTGATGTTCACGTTGCAACAACAGGATGGGAATACAAGACAATAAACATTCCCGGCGATGTAATGGGTGCATGGAACAACACCAACATTGCAGGACTAACAATTTATTTTACGTTCGGTTGCGGTTCAGCACAGAGGGGCATAACCAACGCATGGCTGGGCGGGTCGGCTTTAAAAGGAAGTCCTGCTACGACAAATTTCTTTGCTACAAACGGCAATCAAGTGATGCTTACAGGCGTCATCGTCCTCCCCGGCATCGCCGCTCCGACCGCAGCGCAGTCACCGCTGATCATGCGTCCGTTCGATCAGGAGTTGGCGCTGTGCCAGCGTTATTACGAAAAAACCTACCCTGTCAGCGATGTGCCGGGGACGGCCTATGGTAACTTCATAGGCGGCGGTGTGTTTAGCGCGAACGTCTATGCGGTAAACTCTTACTCATTTTTGCCGACATGGACCTTCCGGGCGATAAAGCGCGTCGCTCCTACATGCAAAGTTTATTCTCCGTGGACAGGAAATGCCGGTGGCATCCGTTCTCAACTTTCTGGTGACATCCCAGCCTTTGTAAGTTCTATCGGCACAAACTCGGTGCAGCTTGGTGTCAATAACACCACACTCGGCGCTAGTGACAACATCTATGGACACGGCACAGCGGATGCGAGGCTGTAATGGCAGAATATCAACTGACGCAAACCGACATGATCGTCCGCTTGGCTGACCAAGCAAACATTCCTCCTGACCCCGCCAACCGCGACCGCGCGGAGTACGAACGCTGGCTGCTGGTCAAGGGCAATATCCCCGACCCCTACGTGCCGCCCGCTACGGCGAAGGAGTAACCGTCATGGCACTCGACTTCCCGACCGCACCGACCAACGGCCAGAAGTACCCGGCCTCTCCCATCGCTGGCCTCCCGACTTACACGTGGGACGGAGAGAAGTGGACGACGGTCGGGGGCACCATCGTGTCGGCAACTCCCGGCACGCTCGCGCCGCTGATGGACAACACGCCAGCCGTAGTCGGGACATCGACCAGTTTCACGCGCGAGGACCATGTCCACCCGGTCGACACCAAGGCGGTACGCACCGAAGTCGCGCAGGGTCTAAACACCACGCAGCAGCAACAGGCGCGCCAGAATATCTACGCCGCGCCACTCGATGCGATGGGTTATTACGGCTTGCAAAGCAACGGCTCAATGGAAATCAGTCAGGAGAACAGCAGCAGTTCTGTCACTCTCCCGCCCGGTTCCGCAAAATATATTCTTGACGGTTGGGTGGTTACGAACACTGGCTCGGCGGCGCTCACTTCAGGGCAAAATTCCTTCCCGCCCTCGGGGCTTTCCAGTGCGCTGCAAGTGCTGGTCACGACGCCAGCGCCGACCATCGGGCCAAGCGACTACACGTTTATTTTTCAGGACATCGAAGGCCAGCGTTGCCGTCGCCTTGGGTGGGGCGCTGGTGGCGCGCTGCCAATCACGATTGCGTTCTGGGCCTTCGCGGTGCGCCCCGGCCTCTATTCCGGGTCAGTGACCAACCCGCCGACCTTCAACCGTTCCTATCCGTTCTCCTTCACAATCAACGCAGGGTCCACGTGGGAATACAAAGTCATCAGCATCCCCGGCGACACCACCGGCACATGGACGAAGGACACAACGGCGGGGATCAGGGTGACTATTGCGATGGCTTGCGGCAGCAACTTCCTCGGGACGGCGGGCGCGTGGACGGCTGGCGGTCGTTACGGGGTGACGGGCACAGTCAACGGCGTTGCCACCACGTCGGATATTTTTATTCTTACCGGGTTCATTATGCTTCCCGGCATCGAACTGCCAGCAGTTACGCATCCGCTTTATGTCATGCGGCCTTACGAGCAGGAACTGGCGCTGGCGCAGCGTTACTGGCAGCTTTTCAGTATAGTGTTTGTCGGGGGCTACTCGGGCGGCGTGTCAAACGCCTACCAGACAATTACGTACCCGATAATGCGAGCGGCACCAAGCGTCACCTTGTTCAACATAACGTACTCTAATTGCAGTCTGCTTACCGCATATAACATTTATCCCTATGCTACGAACCTTTCGATCCAAACTGTCGGCGGCGTACAGGCTATTTCTTATGCAAGCATGACGCTTAACGCGAGGTTGTGATGGCAGAATACGAACTCACACGAAGCGATGTCGTTCTCAGGACCGCAGATCAGGTGTTCATCCCCAACGATCCTGCCAACCGCGACCGCATGGAATACGAGGCATGGCTGAAGGTCGGCAAGACGCCCGACCCCTACGTTCCTCCGCCAGCCGCCAAGCCAGCGCCGGGGTGACATGGCAGTCGAAGCCACGGGCAAGGTCGCCAGCAGCGCCATCGAGGCGATGAAATCGACACCCTTGGCCATCGCATTGCTGATCGTGAATGTGGGCTTCCTTGGTTTTGCGGCGTACATTCTGGGTGAGGTTGCCAGCAACGCCAAGGAACGCAACAACGCGCAGCTTGAACTGATCAGTAAGCTGGTGACCGACATCCGCGACTGTCGGCAGGTGCCGAAGTCGGAACTGTTTCAATACTTCGACAGGGCAGGGGGAAGATCATGAAGAACTGGCTGATCATCATGCTGGTGCTGGCGGCCTCGCCCGCGCAAGCGCGCACGCACGTCCGCATCCACAAGCTGCCGCCGCCGCGCCCGGTGGTGCAGCCGGTCGCCGTCCCGATTGCCGCCATCCCGGTGCTCGGCATGTTCTACGACCTGTCGCGCCGGACCAACTGCGAGGGTGACGTGCTTGGCCTTGGCGGTCCCGGCTTCGACAGCCCGATCACGCCAGCCACCGGCAACGTGATGACCACGGCCTACATGCGCGGCGAGTGCAGCGCCAAGCCGAAGCGATGACGCTGCACCTGACAGGACGGGTATCGTGGTTCGGCGGGCCGCTCGACACTGGCGTTGCGCCGGACGAACCGCTCGCCTTCATCTACAGCGTCGACACCGCGCCG